ATGGAAATGGATCAATCCGACACCAGATGGGGTGCATCGTTCGACCAGCCTTTCGGGACCAGGGACCAGCGGCCCGGCCTGTTGATCCTCGCGTCCGACGTGTTTCTGGATGATGCCGAACGGTTGAGCGACGCGGCCGGGCTGCGCCTGCTGGGCACGGTGCCGCTGGAGCAGGCGCCCCATCGGCTGGATGCGCAGATCGACTGCGACCTGATCCTGTGTTTCTGCTCGACGCCCGACACGCTGACCGAAAGGTTGCTGGTCCAGATCGAAACCATGGCGATGCAGAATGACATGCCGGTGATCGTGGTCGCGGGAATGGCGGTGGTCGACCTGGCCTATGCCTGTATCCGCAGCGATCGCACGATCCTGCTGAGCAGCCCCAGCCATGGCGATCTGGCCGCCGCCCTGCTCGCCGCCGCCAGCCAGACGCAGCCCGGCATGGTGCAGGAGGCAGGCCGGGAGAGCGAGGGCATGCGGCTTCAGCAGTTGAGCGACGAAGTCAGCCGCCTTGCCCGCACGCTGGAGGCGCTGACGCTGCGCCCGCGCCACGCCACCCCCTCCTTCGAACTGGGGCCGCGCATTTCCGATCAGCCCAGCGACTATATCGGCATGCCCCTGCTGGAACCCATCGGCAGCGCGGACAAGGCGGTCGATCAGATGGAACTGACCGCCGCGCAGGTGCGCGATCTGCTGCGCGCGCGCCGCCTGCGGGAAGAATTTATGCCCGCCGAACTGTTCGCCGACCCGGCCTGGGACATGCTGCTGGACCTGCTGGCCGCCCGGCTCGACCATGAACGGGTGTCGGTGTCCAGCCTGTGCATCGCATCCGCCGTGCCGCCGACGACCGCGCTGCGCTGGATCAGGACGCTGACGGATCAGGGCTTTGTCGAACGCCATGCCGACCCGCATGACGGCCGCCGCGTCTTCATCGCGCTGGCCGACAAGACCGCGGAAGCCATGAACCGCTGGTTCAGCGCCAGTCGGCGGTTCCTGTGCGCGTGAAGGCTTGACCGCCCGGCAAAAAACCTTAGAAGCGCCGGGAACCCGCAAGGGGGCGATTAGCTCAGTTGGTAGAGCGTCTCGTTTACACGGAAATTGCGCCCCCTGCTTACCGCGTTGAATTTACGCGGTTTTCTTCACTTCGATTGCATCCACTTCGGGAATAGTTCGGGACTCCGAAGCCTCCAGCGCCTTGCGCACATCGTCATCGAACGCATGGGCGTAGCGCAGGGTCGTGCGGATATTCTTGTGGGCCAAGGCCTTCTGAGCGGCGGCCAGATTGCCGGTGTGGCGCAGGATGCGCGTACCCCGCGTGTGGCGCAGATCGTGAAAGCGGAAATTTTCGATTTCGGCGGCCGTCAGGGCTTCGCGCCACACCTTCCGCCACCCATCCTTGGAAATCGGGTATCGATGCCCCTTGCGGCGCTTATGGCGGCTCTGCTGGCATTCATAGGTGAACACCTGCGCGCATGCCTGCTGTTGCGTGGCGATCAGGACTATCATGTCCGTGGTCAGCGGGCGCTTGATGCGGTTGCCGCCCTTCACGGTGCGCCATGCCACCTTGGCAGGCAAATCGAGATCGGACCATAGCAGGTTGCGCACTTCTGAGACGCGCCACCCTGACAGCAGGGCAAATTTGACGAACGCCTGATAATCCTCGCGGATCGTAGACAGCAGCCGGTCTTCCTCATCAAATTGAAGTTCGCGGGGATCGTGTTCCTTGGTCGCATAGCGCATCGCGCCCCAGTCCGGCATTTCGCCAACGTCAAACTTGGCTCGATCGGTCGCCCGCCAGAAGGCGCGGGCAACGTCGATTTCCCGATTGACGCTGGTGCCTTCGACCAGCGCGGCGCGCTGCCGGAAATAAGCGCCGATGTCGGTATGGTCGACATCGGACATATATGTGCGGGGGCCGATGGCATTGACGAGATTGTCCAGCCAAGTTTCAGACGACGCGCTCCAGCGGTCTTCCTTCCGCAGCTTCGTTTCATAGAGACCGGCGGCCTCGTCCATCGTGATCGGCTTGCGATTTTTGATGTCGAGCGCCGCCTCAGCCCGCTTGCGCGCCTCTACCCTTTCCGCTTCGCGCTTCGTTTTCTGGCCCGTCGAGCCGTGAAATCTCCGACCACGATGTTGGAAGTCGTAGAGGTAGAGGGTCGAGTTTTTCGGTTTGTAGACGGACATTGATGATCCTCGCGGACGCGGGCCGCCACATAGGCGTCGCAGTCTTCCGGGCGGTAACGAATCTTGCGCTCTGTGATGGCGACGTAACGAATATGGCCCTGCTGGCGGATGCGGCGCAAGGTCTTGTCGCTGATATGGAGGCGCTGGGCCGCCTCCATAGGGGTCAACAGGACTGGCCCGGTCACGCTGCTAACCTGTTCTGCTTTCCCGTCTGGGCCTTCTCGCGGGGCGGTATCCAGAATGTCGGGGCGAAGGGCCGACCATGAACATCGGTCATGGCGGCGCTGCGCTTGTCCCAGACAACCCACATGTAATCGACCTTACCATGATCATATGCATCGTCGCCCAGCTGCTCGATCATGTTGCCCGGCGGCATCGACGGACGTTCGCTCAGGATCCACACGCCGATCGGCGTCTCTTCCGTGAACAGCCGGAAGCGGCCTTCGCTGGCGAGCCATTTGAGGGGTAGCAGGGCGCAGACCTTGTGCGTGGCGATCGAAAGGGCGCGGCGGATGCATTTTTCCGCCAGACCGCGCACAAGCCGACCATTCTGGAAAGAGAATGGCGGATTGAAGATGATCGACAGGCCGTTCGATGCCTCCAACAGATGACGCTGATCGCCCAGCAGATCATGTTCTCCCATGAACAGCCGGTGCCCATCGTGTCGGGCGAACAGGTCGGTGCCAAAGGCAGTCATGCCGCGTTCGCTCAGCGCCTCCGGGATGTGCAGTTGGCCGCAGCAAGGGTCCAAATAGGTAACTTCGGATTCCAGGTTGATCATGTCGAGCAAGCGATGCGTCACCCATTTTTCCTCGACATACCAATCCCAAGGATGGCGGCTGCTGCCCTTCGGGCGGGAAGTGAGTTCGCCACTCATGGAATTTCGCGCTCAAATTCGATGTCGGTTGCGTGGATGATCGCAACGATCCCCATTTCTTTCGAGTGACCGTAGCCTTCGATGAAATCGCCCCCGTGGCTGTCGGCCTCGATTATTCCACGCGCTTGCAGCTGAGCAATATGTTCCGCATGGTCCTTTAGCTCAAAGAAGGGGAAGAAGCTGCTGCGGAATCCTTCCATGAAGGCGTCATCGAATTTGGTTTCATCGACTGTAATGTCGATGGTCTGCGTCACATTCACGCGGAAAGTCTTCATGCTGCGGTCCTTTGCGCGGAGGCGTTGATCATATCGAGGCGGGGTAATGCCCAGACATGGACGTAGAGGTGCGCCCAGCGGCAAAGCAGGGTCAGGTGGCGGTAGAGGGGCAAATGCTCACGCTCACGGTCGGCGGCCTTATCGCGGGCACGGCGCGCCGTGGCGACAAGGGCCAGCCAGCCTTCCCGATCCTCCGGGAAAGGCGGGCGGTCATAGCCGGTGATTTCCTCACGTTGCTCGGTGGGAATGTTCAGATGGCGGGCGATCAGAACGGCCATGATGTGCCAGTGTGCCATGTCGGCGTTGCGGGCTTCGATCAGGCGTCCGCGCCGGTCGCTGTGACCGGCTTTGCGGATTTCGTCGGCCCAACCATCATCGCGGCGGTTGCACTCCGAGACGATGGCCTGCCAGTGGTCGGGCGTGGTGATGGCCCAAGGGGCGGCGGTCATGGCTGCACCGCCCTGCGGCCTGCCGCAGTGATGAGCCAACTGGGCAACCCGCCCGGAGGGGTGTCGCCCTGCGTGACGTAGCCATAACGTTCAAGGCGGCGCAGCATGTTGCAGGCAACGCGGATAAGCATGGGCGTTATAGCGAGGCCGCATGCGCGTGCAATTTGCCACGTCCTTTGGTGCTGGTGTTCGGACAGGAAGATCAATGCTGCATGTTCGTCCAGGGTGAGCTTCCTCGGCGGCGCGACCTGCGGCGGGTGCATCGTCGTCATATAATCCGTCATGCGATCATGCTGGGCCTGCGCGACGCTGGCGGCGCAGTCGGGGCAGCGGACGAACGGCGCACCGGAACAGTCCATGGCGACCAACGCCCAGCCCTTGGGCACGGCCTGCGTCGGGCTGTTGTGCTGGCGTCCGCAGTCGCCACAAATGAAGATGACAACGGGCTTGGCCGGGGCGATTTTCTGAAAGGCGGTCAACGGCGTTCCTCCTGAATAGAGGCCACGAAGCGGGCAATGAGGAAGGGGATGGCGCAGAGGATGGCGACGAGGAAAAGCGCACGGGTCGCGCCCTTCATCACCCGCCCGAAGCGGCGGCCTCGGCGGCCAGTGGGACAGCAGGCATCGCAGCTGCAACCGATGGCGTGGATGGCGGGATTTGGCCGGCTGCGCATCATGCGATCCCCAGCGCGGTTTTGTAGGTTTCGAGCAGCGCCTCGACTTCCATGCGATCGCTGGGGTTCATCTTCCGCAGCGCGATGATGGACTTCATGATTTTGGGATCGAAGCCGGTGGCCTTCCCCTCCAGATAAACGTCCTTGATGTCGTCGCCGATGCCCTTCTTTTCTTCCTCCAGACGCTCGATGCGCTCGATCAGCTGGGCCAGCTGCTGCGCGGCAGCGTCGGGGTTTGCGCTGATGGGATCGGGGACGTGCTGCTTTTTCTTGCCCTTGCCGGTGGATGCGGCGGTGGTGGCGGGGACCAGCTTGTGCGTGAAGCCGCCCCGGCCATCGGGGACGGATGCCATGCGCATCGCGGGCGCGGGATTATCTACAGATTGAGCCTGCATGATTGCCTTCCTGTTTTATGCGGAGGGGGTGGTGGCGGGCCGGGCAAAAACCCAGCAGTTGACAGTCTTGCCGGTGCGGGAATTGACCGGCTTGTGAGCGATGAATTTCCGGGCCTTGCTGTTTTTCAGCAGCCGCTTGAGTTCGTTCATCGGGGGCAGGGTCAGGCGCAGATCGCCGCATTTCTGTTCGAACTGGACAAGGTTGACCGCGATGACGTCTTCGGCGCGGCTGTGGTCGATCGGGCGATCGGTGTGTTCCTGCTCGTGCATGGCGATGTAGTCGAACCGCTCCCAGAACAGTTCGACATGGGGGTGATCATGCTCAACCTGCCGCTGCCGATCCGTCAGCATTTCGCGGATTAAATCATGGGTGGCATCCGCCGCGGCCTTGGGGATTTTGTTCACCACGATCTGCATCGCGTCGAACATGGCGGCCAGCTGGGCGTGGTTGAGCGCCAAACGGTTGTTGCGGATACCGCGCTGTTTCAGCATCGCGTCGCGGTGCTGAGCGAAGCGTTCCTGATAGCATTTGAGGATTTCCGCCTCTTTGCGGACGATATGAACGATGAATCCTGAAACGTCGTCCCGTTCGATGCGGGCGACCTTTTCCGCCGCCTCGCGGGTGTTCTCGCCCCAGCCTGCCTTGTCGATCGTCAGGCCCATGATGCGTTCGCGCATCGCTGGGGACGCTTCGACCGGGTCATTCTGCACGATGGCAATCGCGCCCCGGAAAGGCGGATCGAACGTCTCCATGCCGCCATTGGCGATGGCGCGGGTACGGACGGCGCGACCGTTATAGGCGGTTTTCAGTTCATCCCATTCGAACCGGCGACTGTGCGGCGTTTCCTGATTGCGGTCGCCCTCGATCAGCACGACGGGCAGATTGCCGACCTGCCCCAAGGTTCGCGAGATACCGGCGTTGGTGGCCTTTGTCGGGTCGAAGCCCTCATAATTGCCGACGCGTCCCATCAGCTTCCACAGGAAGGCGATCAGCGTCGATTTGCCGGTGCCGGGTGGGCCGGTCACTTCAAGGAAGCCAAGGCTATCCTGCATGGTGCGGACCTGCTCTGCAAAGAGCGACAGCACCCAGAATGTCAGGGCGACATAACCTTTCGGTCCCCATGCCTCATAGACAGGCTGGAGCCAGTCGAGGTCGAGCCGGTCAGCGTCATAGTTGGGCTTCAACAGGCGATCCGCCGTGCGCAGTTTCACCGCTTTGCGCGAGAAGACGAAATAATCGTCCTCGTTGATCTTCTCGACCTTGCCCTTGCTGACGCCCAGATCGCCCAGCAGATAGGCTTCATGGTCGATCGAATAGCCGGTGAACTGGATCGCCTCGACCAAGCGGATGCTGGCCCACTGGCGCTGCATCAGCTTGTCCAGATGGCCGGTCGTGCCGGTCCATTGTGCGCCGTGCGCGACGGATGCGAGCCGCTTTTTGAACTCGGCCCCGGCGGACAGGTTCGCGCCGGAAAAGGTCGCCTTGACCGTCTCGCGCCGGGGTTGGCCCTTTACGCGGGGGAAATCGACGCGCAGGTAATAGGCGCCCTCCTCAATATGGGCATCCTTCTGGAAATAGAGGGTGCGGAAGGTGCAGTTCGCCAGTTCGGTGATATCGGCGGCCTGACGGGCGGCCTGTTCCCACTGATCCTGATAGGGCAGCGCCGCGATGGTCGGGTCAGTCTCGCGCAGCCCTTCAAGGATGCTCTCGATCCGTTCCAGCGAGAATGACGCCCAAAGCTGGCGCTGGTTGAAGATCAGGGGGAACGACGCGGTCTTGAACCGCTTATAGATCAGGAACGCCTTTTCGTCGGCGGAGGCCGCAATGGTGACGTCGCCCGCCCACCGATACTGTTCGATATGATGCGCTTGCAGCCGTTCGGCCTGATGCAGATCGTTCCAGTCCCGCTTCTCGCCCTCGCCATCCACCTGAACCTGCGCAGCGCTGGCGAGCCAGCCAGCCTTACGCGCTTCGGCGACATGGGCGATGGTATATTCGACACCGGCGGCGCCCTGATCATAGGCAAAGATCAGGCGCGGCCCGGCCCCGGCCAAGGGATCGTCGCCTATGGCTTTGCGGAGATCGGCCAGAAACAGCTTGGGGAAATTGTTGCAGGACATGGCCGACACCGCGACGATGCCGTTTTGCCGCAGGGCGCAGGTATCGAAAATGCCCTCCGCGATCCAGATTTCTTCGGCGCGAGCCAGTGATTGCAGGGTGTCGCCGGGATAGGTCCAGACCTGCCCGCGATAGCCGCCGCCGTAGGAGAAGGTAGCCTTCTTGTCGCCGAAGCGGTGGGGCTGGTCGATCAGACGTTGCCAATAGCCGCCGCCGGGCATCGGGAATCGGACGGTCGCCGATCCGATGTCCAGTTCCTGATCCTTATACCATTCCTGCGTGTACGCACCCTTGAGCGGGGCAATGTCGAGGCCGCGAGCGGCAAACAAATAGGCGTCGGCGGCGGCGTTGGGGTTCTGCGGCGTGGTCTTGTAGCGCTTCGACCAGTCGTCGAAAATGTCGGGATACAGCTTCTTGGTTTCGCCTTCCCAACCGCATTTTTCAACGCGGCCGCAGCGGAGAATCCACGGGTGGCCTGCGGGGGTCCAAAGCGATTTCTTGCCTTCCTTGCACTGAGGGCATTTCCCCTCGCGCAGAAAGTCGCCGCGATCGGTGAATTTATAGTCTTTGATCAGTCGGGCTGTGACTTGGCGGAGTATGTCTTCACGCATGGGGTGGCATTTCTCAGGCAATAAGGGGCCGTTCCCGGCGGCGGGGTGCGCCGGGTTGGGTTTTGTTCGTCAGGATCGGTTCGACTAGGCCGAGCGGCTAGGTCTGGGTGGCTACGGCATCGGCGGGTTCGCTGGGCGGACCGTTATCATTGTCGGCGCGGTCATTCGCGGCAGCGTGCCATGTGGTCAGCGGCAGCACGGCCAGCGGCGTCGGGAAGCGGCTCGCCTTGGTGCTGCGCACGGCGACCATCTCGACAACGAATTCATGCCCGCAGGCATCAGGATTGCGGCAGCGATAATATAGCTCCCGAAAGAGCGTGCTAACTTTGCCCACAGCCCGGGAATGGGCACGGCCCCCGCAGGCCGGACAAGTGACATGTGGCAGACCCGACATTCAGCTTTCCCCCGAAATTCCCTGCGCGGCACCATTGCCGGGCAGAAAGGATTTGAGACGGGTCAGCAGCCGGTTCATCGCCCCGCTCGCCTCCTCGGTCTCCTTGATGGCGTGATAGATTTCGGTGGGCGATGCGCCGGGCAGCGTCACATGGATGCTGCTGCTGATCGCGTCCGCCGATTCCAACGACACTTGGGCGATGTCGTCGGCCAGCGCCTCGCGGCAGGCCAGCGTATCGACCAGCGATATATCCAGCTGGCGGGCATAGGATTCGAGGATCGGGGCAAAGCCGCCGCCTCGCGCCAGAAAATCCCGATCGAGGGCGATGGCCTGATCCAGCGTGGGCAGACTGGCCTTGTCGCTTTCGCTCCAATAGCGGACGGCCCGCTTGGACCGCCGGGTGAGACGGGCGGCCTGATCCCAGCCAATAAGGCCGACCGCAGTGGTGATGGCGAGGGAGAAGGACAGAGGGGCGCGAAGCTTCGTCATTCATCGCCACCCGTAATCGTGCGTGCCCGCTTCCCTGCGCGCCGCATCGTATCCCATGCCCGACCAGTCACGCGGCTGTCATCGCCGTGCAGATCGTGCATCTGCCGATAGTTCGCTTCCGCCAGTTGCAAATCATTGAGCGCACGAGCCGCTTCAATGAGCGTGGCGAGCGTATTGTGTTCGATCTGCCGGATAGAACCTAGGCCGATCTTGCGGGCGAGGCAGCATCCCGCTTCCTCGACCAGAGCGTCATATGCCGCTGTCATGCCCCCGGCCTCCCGGTTGCGCACATGGCGAACAGGGTGGCGCTGCTGAGCAGGACGAAGATGGCGACGCTGTACCAGCGCGGGAATTGTGATGCGGGGGCCGGTTCCGCGTCGAAGCGGGCCGTCAGTTCTTCCGGCACGGTGTAGCTATGGCGGGCGACGAACTGGCCGCGCAGGCGGTAGGCGGACGCGTCGGCGGCTAGGTGTTCGCCCCGATTTTGCTGGGCCTGCATACCGGCTATCCCATTTTCAGGGCGGTCTGCGCGATCAGACGGCGACGGCGCATTGCGCTGCATCGCCCGTGTCTCGAAGGAAAGCATGCCGTTTGGTCCTTTCAAGCGGATCGGTTGGGCGGGGGTGCGAGCCTCGCCCAACCAACATTCAGGTCAGGCGGCCAAGGCGATCGGATGCGCGAGGCGACCGGCTGCGATGGCGATATGAGCGCAGGGCATCAGTTCGATGGGCTGGCCCTTGCGGATGTTGCCCAGACGATGCTGCTGGCGAATGGCGTTCCACAGGTCGCGCCGGATGCAGCCGATGGCGACTTCCAGTTCCGAAACCGACATAGGGCGATCCGCGTCGAACAGTGTGTTCAGCAGCCGGATTTCGACATGCTGCTGATGGGATGCGACAGGCATTAGTGCATGTCCTTTCGTTGCGTTTTCGGCTGCGGATCGCAAGCGACGGCGATGGACGGTGCAACTACGATGCTCGCACAATCTTCGCCGGGCATTGAGCGCTCGGCATCCAAGGTAAGGGGGTAAATGTCGGGACGAAGAAGGTGGCGAGCAACTTTGGTTGCAGCCTCGACCGCCAGCACATGCTCGGCAGGCAGGCGCTTGCCAGACTGAAGCCATTTCCAGACAGCCGTCTGGGAGACGCCGCAAATGCGGGCGAGCGCGGATTGCGATCCTGCGCGTAGAACAGCCGCCTTAAGCGCTTCAAATGGGGTCGCTTCTTTGCTCATGCAACGTGCCTACAACCATGGGTGTAGGGCCGTCAAGAAGAAATATTCTATGTCTATCTACATCTGTGGTTGTAGGTTGCGGCCATGTTGATTCCTGACCGTCTCATTTCGCGCATGGAAGCCGTTAATGAGACCCAATCCAGCCTTGCTAGGAAGGTTGGCGTCAGCGCACAGACCATAGGAAAACTGGCACGGGGCGAGTCTGCGTCACCTTCATCTGATCGCGCAGTTTCTCCGCACATCGCCCGCCTATCTGACCGGGCAAGTTGAAGATCCCGACGAAGGCGCGTTCATTCCGCCGACCAAGGAAGAAATCGCTGAACAGATGGGGCTGGTCAGGGTCGAGGAAGTTGATCTGGCGATCGGCATGGGCGCGACCTATCTGGACGAAAGCGCCTTCGCCACCGTCGAACGCTGGATACCCGCCGATTGGGTGAAGGAGTTCACGGACGCGCCTGCATCGTTTCTGACGATTGCGCGGCCTGTTGGCGACAGCATGTATCCGACCATCAATGATCGCGACATCATCCTGATCGACCGATCTAAACGGACGATCGACCGGCAGGAAGCAATATGGGTGCTGATCTATGGCGGCCTTGGCACCATAAAGCGCGTCCGCGCCATGCCGGATGGGTCTTACAAGCTGATGGGCGATAATGCGCAGGTTCGGGAAGAAACAGCCGTGGACGGCGAAATGTTTGTGATTGGCCGCGTGGCTGGTGTAATAAGGCGCACCTAATCGACTTGCGACGGTAGCCCGTGATGCCCGACGAACGCGATGTCATTTTTGACGACGACAACCCGGAATGGACCGAGGAAGATTTTGCGCGGGCGCGGCCTGCGAGTGAATTGCCCGCGCCTTTTCTGTCAGCATTTCCGAAAACGAAAGCGTTGCGTCGGAAATCGCTACGCAATGCTAAAGGGTGTCCATAGTATGGAGACCCTTTAGCGTCTGGGTCAGGCGGGCAGTAGCGCCACCTCCTCCGCTACCTGAAATGTCCAGCAGTTAACGGTTTTCCCGTCGCGGCTGTTGACTGCGCCGGTCTTCACGAAGCGGGGCGAGGTGGAAAGTCGCAGCGCATCCGTGAACTCACGCCTCTTCACATCCATGGCGATGCCCTCTTTCTTGAACAGCGCCTTGATCTGATTGAGGTTGATTGCCAGCATCCCGTCGACGCGGTGATGATTGATGTCGTGGCCCCTGGCTGTGAGTATCGCCACGCTATGCCAGAAGGCGCGTAAATGATCGGGTGGCGTGGGGGCGTCGTGGCCCAGCTGATCGAGCGGGGGCGTTTCTACCCCGACCTGCTGGCAAATGCTGCCGAGCATCGAGTGAATCAAGCGCCGTTCCGCCGCATTTGCTGTGCGCTGTAGCCGACCCGTCAGACGCATCGCCTGATTTTGTAGGGCGATGAGATCGCGCACCGGACTGTAAGGCGGTTCCGATGGGGACATCGGGCCATGGAAGTGCTCATAGATGACGCGAAAAGCACGCCGTTGGTAGTCGATGATGACGTTACGCTTTTCTTCGTCCGCGATCCGATCCGGACTGATCGTCACAAGCCATCCATGGAAGCGCTCAAGTTCAAGCGCGGCGGCGTCCTGCCTTCCGTTAACGGAAGGTATGGTCGTTATGACCATACCTTCGGCAAGCACCGGGTGCCGCTTGATCCGCTGTAGCTGAGCCGACCAATCTAGGCCAAGTGCCTCGGCGATCGGCTTCATGACGACATGAATCCCGCTGTCATTCCGAACGGTCATGATCTGGTGGTCGTTGAAAGGGATGATCTCAAATTTAGCGGTCATGTTCGTTCCCATGCGAGGGATTGCCGTAATGGCAACAGTATCTGCCAGAACCGGGCGGTGCTGGATGCGGCCTAAGCTGACGCCCTATATGCGATTTGCAGCTGGAGTTCACGGGCTTGGTGGGCATTCAGCGGCCCACGGCTTTGATCGATGCCGTAGAGGGGGCGCAACTTCATGCAGACGTCGGCTTCGCCCAGATCGAGCGGATCGCAGGCCAGTTCGTCTTCTTCCAGATCGGGATCGCCATCCAGCTGGTCGAGCAGGTCTATCAATGTTTCGATCTGCTGTTCGATTGCCTTCCGGTCCAGCGAGGACAGGCCAAGAGAAATAGTGCGCGACTGGAATGGTGTGCTAGGAATGATCGCAGCCATAGTCGTCTCCAAATCAGACGGTGAGGTCAGACCGAGGCGAGGGTTGCAGCCTTCGCCTCGGTCGCTAATGTAGCTACATGGCGGATTGACTGCTGTCAACGGTGTAGCTACCTAACGGACATGACCAGAGAAAAGGCCCATACCTTCCAGATGCGAGTTGCCCCTGAATGGCTCGCAATCATTGACGATTGGCGGCGCCAGCAGCCGGATATTCCATCCCGTGCCGAAGCAATCCGCCGCCTTGTCGAAAAGGGACTTGGCAATACATGAGCCAAGCGACGAAGCGTCTCGCCGCGATGAAGAACAATCCCCGCGGCGATTGGCAGATAGGCGATGTTGAAACGGTCTGCCGCGCAATGGGCGTTGCCTGCGAAGCGCCGCGTGGCGGGGGATCGCATTACACGGTGTCGCATCCGTCGCAGGCAGAAATTTTAACGATCCCGGCTCATAAACCGATCAAGGCCGTTTATATCGTGAAACTGGTATCGTTCATCCAACTTGTGGTAGAAAGCGAATCATGAGCGCATATGACTACGAGATTGACGTTCGCCCGCTGGCGGAGGAACTCGGCGGTGGCTATGTGGCTATCGTTCCCGAACTGCCCGGCTGCATGTCCGATGGCGAGACGCCCGAAGAGGCGCTGAGCGGCGCTTATGACGCCGTCGATTGCTGGATTGCAGAGGCCGTGCGCATGGGGCGCGATGTCCCGCAACCTGCCCCGGCGCTTCGCTACGCCTGATCCCCGTGCTGGGGTTCCTTTCGCGCCTCTGGAATTAAGAAACCGACAGCCTGTGGATTTGGGTTCCGATCTGGATTTTCGGCTTTCTGGTGTTCGGATGCTTCCTGATTTGATCAGGGCGCCGTCTCCATCTTCACATCGGTAGTGAACCCACCCGCCTTGTCGAGCCGGTGCGTCACTTCCGCGATCAGCCATGTGGTCGCGTCGATCTCATCCTTGTAGCCGCTCGCCTTCACGCGGGCTTCCGGGATGGCGTCGGCGCGGCCCAGCGCCAGCTTCATGTCGAAGGTGGCCGGTGCGCGCTTCATGCGGTCGCGCTCCGCAAGCGC